GAAGACCAGCAACCCGTACACCCCCGGCATGGACGTGAAGTCGCCGCCGGACACCATCAAGAACGAGCAGTCCAAGGCTGGCGGCAAGGCGAAGGCCCGCTACCCCAGCGGGACCATCGCGACCAACCAGACGGCCGGCGGTCCCAGCGGTGGCGGCAAGCGCGCCTTCGGGCCGTCGGGCAGCGTTCCCGCGGGGGCGTGATAGCCAAGCCGCGCAAGGTTACCGGCGCCTCTTTTGGCGCCGGTTTTCCACCTACTGACCAGGAGAGCCCCATGGCCAAGATGCCTTTCGAGAAGTCCGGCAAGGACAAGGAATCGAAGATGCGCGGCAAGGAAGGGTCGAAGAAGGAAGAAGCCTTCGACAAGAGCCAGATGAAGGGCAAGAAGGCCCCGCCGTTCGGCAAGAAGAAGTAATCCCCGATCACCCCGGAGAATCCCGATGATCAACGACGCACAAGAAGCCGCCCTGTCGCAGCACACCCGCCCGCAGCAGGACAAGACGATCCCTTTCCTCATCAACATCGATGACGCCAGGCTGGTGCCGAACGTCCCGAAGTTGCGAACGCATCCCAAGTACCGTCTATACCACGGTGTGCTGTCGGCGTCTCACGCTGACCGGCTGACCTACCTGAAGACGGAGTTCCGCGGGCAGGAACGTCTGGTTCTCGATAGCACCAAGGTCAAAGCGTTCGACCTCGCCACGGCGACGAAGGACGAACTGATCGCGTATGCCTTCAACGAGTTCGGTACCGTTATCGACCCCAGCACGCACGGCAACGCCATCAAGGTGCAGGTGCGCAAACTGGCGCAAGACGCCGGCGTTCTGAAGGCTGACCACAGCTTGGTCTGACATGGCCATCACTGTCGACACCATCCTTGACAGCGCGAGCATCACGCTGCTGGATGTTGCTCGACAGACATGGAGCCACTCTGACCTGGTGGGATACCTCAACGAGGGCATACGCGCGACGGCGTTCGTCAAGCCGGACATGTACACGGTGCAGGCCTTCTGCCCGCTCGTGGCCGGCATTGCCCAGCAGCTGCCTGATGGTGGCGTTGCGTTGATTGACATCACGGACAACGCGAGCACGGGTCGCGCGATCACGCAGACCGATCTCGCATTGCTGCAGGAAGAGAATCGCTTCTGGCCGGCAGCCACGCGAGAGACTATCGTCGAGAACTACGCGGCGGATCCCCGCACGCCGTACCGCTTCTACGTGTTCCCGCCCAACGACGGCGCAGGCAGCGTCCGCATTACCTACGGCGCCGTGCCGGCAGCGCTCACAGGCTCGAGCGGCGAGTTGCTGCCTGTCCTCGACTTCTACCAGAGTGCGCTGACTTGCTTCGTGCTGGCCAAGGCCTACGCAAAGAACAGCAAGAAGCAGGATCTGACGAAATACTCAGGCTACATGAACGAGTGGCGCCTGTCGCTGGGCCTCAAGTCCCAAGCGCAGGTTGCGGTCGCGCCGAAGCTCTCGCAAACACCGGGGGTCACATGACCAGCCAAGTCAATGTGTTCGACCAGCTCGCGCCGGTAGCGCTGGTAGCGCGCCGATGCCCCAGCACGACCCTCAGACGGGCCTACGTGAAGGCAATGCGCGACTGGTGCGCCGAGACACGCTGGCTGCGCCTGGCGATCCCTGGGGCTACCGTAGCGGGTCAGCAGACGTACAGCCTCGGCAGCGACACGTACACCGAGATCATCGCCATCGTCGCGATGTCGGGCATCGACAACTCCGGGTCGAAACCGCAAGGCTTCCCGATCTTCCCCACGGACTCGTCGCGGTGGAACCCGAACGTACCGGCGGCGCGGCCTCGCGGCTACCAGTACATCCCTGAAGCCCAGTTCGCGCTATACCAGATCCCCGACAAGGTCTACTCGCTCACCGTGATGGTGGCGATCCAACCGAAAGACGAGGTGGCGCAGATCCCTTCCGAGCCGCTGAAGAAGTACAGCACGGGCATCGAGGCCGGCGCGCTGATGCACCTCTTGCGCATGCCTGGCGAGCCGTGGACAGACCAGAAGATGTCTCAGAAGTACGAGACGATCTGGAACTCTGCTGTCAGCAACGGCCGCGCTGAAGTGCAGCGCAATTTCAACAGTGGATCGCAGCGTGTCGTACCGCGGGCCTTCGTTCTCGGGAGGTAAACATGACCTTCGGCATACAGCCCGTTGCAGGCTTCACCCCCGCCACCACGGAAGACTTCCCGAACTACATCCAGTTCCAGTGGAACGGTGTGAACCTCGGTGGACCGGACGCAGACACAGTGAACTTCGTCGGGACGCAGTTCACTGTCGTGCGTGGCGGAAGCGGTGTTAGCGACAACACGATCACAATCACCTTGGCATGACAAATGACCTACGCGATAACCCCTGTCGCTGGGTTTCCTGCAGCTGAAGCACCGCTGTTCCCGCTGTCCATCCAATGGCAAAGTGAAGGCGCTGCCCTCGGCGCCCCCAATGTTCGCGTCGTGAACTTCACCGGCGATCCCGCCGTGATTAACGTCACTCGTGGTACCGGCGAGAAGTCGAACGTCATCACGGTTAGGCTGGTACCTCCACCTCTAGGAACTGAATTCATAGGGTGGTTCGATCCCATTGACAGCCTAAAGGGAGTCCCGTACAGAACAAACTTTGGCGGGCCAGGCCCCTACTCTTCAGCCTATGCAGGGCTAGAAGCGTGGGTCGCGCAAGTGCTTGTATGGACTCTTGTATTTACGCCAACAAACGCTGGTGATCCCCCGTTCATAGTATCGTCCTCCAATGGGTGGGTTCTGCTTCAGTTCTTCACAGCAACTGCTGGAAGAGGCACTTTAACTGCTACGGTAGATGGGCTGCCTTCTGCGAACACAATCCACTTCATACAGACGCCAATAGATGAGCTGTCAGGAACGCTCGAGTGGGGCCCGGGACCATGAGAAGAATAACCGCCGAAGAAGCTACTGGGGTTGAGAAAGCAAAACTCAGATTCATCCCAAACAGCAACCCAGTCACAAGCTATGCAGGGATCCCCGTGTTCCTTGCAGAGAATGCCTTGGTTGGGATGCGCGACGGAGAAGTGGTTTTCTTCGTCGAGTACGGCGTTGTGAAAGTACCGCTTCAGGGGGTCTACAGAAAAGCGAACCGCGTACTACGCGCGTGGCGCAACGAGACTCTTCCTGAGACGGCTGACTTCCTGTTGCCGCTGTACGTTCCGTTCATCCTAGAACCGTACGGAATCGCCCTGTCTGCAGGGACATACACGCCGGCATCAGAGGCACTGTCGAAGAAGATTGTTGCTTTGGTTCCGCACGCATACGCGTGGGACAACGGCGAAATCTCTGTTCTTGGTGAGTGGGGTACTTCTGCCCAGATCCTATTCAGCATGGAAGCACTGTTGTGAAGCGCGTCATCGATTCCTTCCGCGGTGAAGTTCCGCGACTCACGCCTCGAGCGTTAGCGGAGAGCGGCGCGCAAGAGGCAGTGAACTGCCGGCTGTTGTCAGGCGACCTGACCGCGTGGAAGCAGTTCGCGAACACGCAGACGTTGGTGCGGACGGGGCCCGTGAGGTCGATCTTCTTGATGAACAACGCATGGTTGTCGTCGGATCTCGACCTCAACTACGCTCGCGGCGCGATCCCCGGCGACACGACCTATCGGACGTACATCACCGGCATGGACGTGCCGCGGTTCACGAACTACGCGATGGCGACCACCGGCGCGCAACCGTACCCAGTGACCACCAGGCCGCTGGGCGTGCCGAACCCCGACAGCGTGCCGACTGTCGTGCCGGGCATCGATCCGACGCCGTCGTCGTTCTCGATCAATGTTCTTGACGCTGGCGACGATCTCGCAACGAACTGGGTGGCCTCTCCGATAGGCACGGGGGCTGGGCTTCTCTCGCTCGTCGAACAGGACGCCGCGTTTGGAAACCCGGCGCCCAGCTATCGGTTCAGTTACGACGAGGTGCATAACCCAGGACAAGCTCCCTACGCATACAGGAACTTCGGCGTCGCCGCGTCACAGATCCTGCAAGCCAGCGTTGACTTCTGCATCCCTCCTTCTTCCAGTACCAACATCCTGCAAGCCTGCATGATCCTCGGTGCATCGGTGGGCGGCGTCGGCGTGAAAGTCATGTACCAGCAAGGGTCTGGGGGCGATGGGCTGGGGGTATTGCTGATTGGCACGACAACCGCTTGGGATCTCTACGGCTCAACCGAGGCTTCGCGGTCTGCGCGAGTGTCGATATCGCCCAACATCTGGTACACGATGACCGCGAGTTTGATACTCAACAGCGATGGCACAACCACAGTGACGGCTGGGCTGTACGCTGGTAGCGGCCAGATCACGACAGTTGTCGCCACGGTGAATGTGCTTCGTGGTGACTACTGCGGCATGGTGAATGCCATCGGGGATGACGCGCCGTATCGGTTCATCACCAACTACGACAACTACCACGTCCAAGCCAGCGGGGCGTCGAGCTATGTGCCGCTGACTCTCGCCACCAGCTACGTTTTCACCTACGTCAACGACATCGGCGAAGAGAGCGGCCCGAGCCTGCCCAGTGCAACGGTCCTGCGCCCCGATGGTGTGAGCGTGACGGTGACGACACCCACTGGGCTGGCTTCTGGCATCAGCAGCACCTACGGCATCGCGACGAAGCGCATCTACCGCGCGGCCACGGGGAACACCGGCACGGTCTTCCGTTTCGTCGCTGAGATCCCGCTGGCGACGGCAGCCTACGTTGACGTGTTGACGGACGAACAACTTGGTGAAGTGCTGGCGACCTCCGACTGGGAACTGCCGCCGGATGACCTGCGCGGCATCCTCGCGCTGCCCAACGGTGTGATGGCGGGGTTCAGCAAGAACCAGCTCTGCCTGTCGGCGAAGAACAGTCCGCACGCTTGGCCTCTAGGCAATCGACTCAGTACGGACACGAATATCGTGGGCATCGGCAACGTCGACACGACGGTCGTGATCGGCACTGAGAGCTTCGTGTACGTGGCCAGCGGTACGGACCCGTCGGCCTACAGCATGAACAAGTTCGAAGTGCCGCAGGCGGCCTCGAGCAAGAACAGCTTCGCCTACCTCGCCAACATCGGCGTGACCTTCGCCGGGCCGGACGGGCTCATGGCGGTCCAAGGTATCGGCGTCGTGAAGAATCTCACCGACAGCGTTTTCACACGCGAGCAATGGCAGACGCTCAACCCGAGCAGCATGCGCGCGGTGTCGCACAACGACATCTACTTCCTGTTCTGGGAATCCGGGTCGTCTCGCGGATGCTACGCAGTCGACATGAAGCAGAACGGGTTCGGCATCGTGGAGATGGCTTTCCACGCTTGCGCAGCCTACGTGGATCCGATCGCCGACAAGATGTACCTCGTGCTCGACGAGAACTATGAGCCGGATGACCCCAGCCTACCGATAAGGCCCAGTGCCCAGCCGACAGCCAACGGCATCACGATCGCACAGTTCGAAGGCAACAAGAGCGTGCTGATGCAGTACCGCTACCGGAGCAAGCTCTGGTTGCTCGAGCACCCGGCTTGGTTCAGCATCGCGCAGGTTCGCGCCGGCGACTTCAGCAACCTCGTGGCGCGGGTGTACGGCAACGGGGCGCAGGTCGATGAGGTCGTAGTCACCAGCGAGACGGAGTTCACCTTGGCCGAGGCCGACTCCTACGCCGCGCTGGAGCTCGAGTTCGTCGGTACCTCGACTGTGCGCAGCATGCAGGTGGCGGAAGACATCGCGGAGATTTCCTGATGACCTTCGGCGCCCCGTCGATCACGACACCGGGCCGACTTGATCTCCGGGGTGTCCAGGCTGCGGTGAGCAACGCCCGCCGGCGGGTCGAGCTCCTCGAGGCCGCAGTCACCCTCTTGCAGAACACCGGGGTGAACGCTACCGCGGCCACGCAGACCGTCGCTGCGCTGCAAGGGCAGGTGGCGGGCTTGGCTATCGCGGTCACGTCACTTCAAGCCGCCGTAGGCCAGAACGTCGTGACGTACACCGCCGACGAGGTGATCGCGAAGTACGACCCCGTGTTCATGTCGGCGAGCGGCCACGTACGCCCGGTGAACCCAAACGACCCGAATGCAATCTACGGGGTGATCGGCGTCGCCACAGTGGCCGCGGCGCAGAACGCTTCTGTCACCGTGCAGCAGTCCGGCGTGCTGCAGATCTCCGGTGCGGTGTTCACGCACGGCAACCCGGTGTACGCCGGCATCGACGGCCCGACGCAACGGCCGGACTACACCAACGTCGCGATCCCGCTGGGGGTCGCGGTCGGGACGGACAGCCTCGGCATTGCGCCTGGCTGGCCGATCCTGCAGTACCCCGGTGTCTACTCGAGCTACGAGGGTTTCATGCCCGTGGGCTTCAGCTTGGTGCGCGAAGCGCTGGAGCTGATACACGGGCTTCTCAATCAGCCCGACGGCATCGTCGTGAAGATCGGCGCCAACCTCGTCACCCGAGAGATCATCACGCCGAGTGGCGGCGGGGTGACGGTCCTCCACGGGGACGGCGTTACGGGGGATCCAACGATCTCAGTGCCATGATCTCAGGCACCACGTTCACTATCGAGGAGCCTACCTTCATCGGCCATGTCTGCGCCGGTTTGCGGCCCGGAATAGCGACACCTATCGAAATCGCAGAACTTGAGGCAAAATGCGCCTCAGAGCAAGCAATGTGTGTGGCGTGCGAAGACGGAATGCTCGTCTTCGACCTGCGACCGCACGGGGACGCTCTTGAGCTTTTTGTGTGGCTGGGCGTGGCCTTCAGGCACGGCGCATACGAGAGGCAGGACGCCGCACTCGACAGAATCGGGCGCGATCTGAGCGCCAGCCAAGTTGCCTTTCAGTCAAGGCGCAGAGGTTGGGGACGACGGCTCAGGCCAGAGTGGCGCCGTCGCGGATCGGACGAATTCGTGAGGGCCATACGATGAGCGGTGGAAAAGGGCAGATCGCGGAAACCCCGCAACAGCGCGCCCAGGTCGAGCACGCCATGAACCTCATGGCCGACTACAAGCAGCGGTGGCTGCCTGTCCAGCAGAACCTGGCGGCGCACATCGAGTCAATGGGCAAGCCCGGGTCTGCAGAGCGCCGTGGCGCCATCGGCCGCGCCAGCACCGACAATGCGATCGCGTTCGGCAACGCACAGAACAAGGTCGAGGCGAGCCGCACCAACGCCGGCGCGCTGCCGGGATCCGAAGGCTTCATCGCCAGCACCACAGGCCTTGCCGGGGACGCCGCGAAGTCCAAGGGCTTGGGCAGCATGATGGCCGACCAGTCCGTCGATGACGCCTACACCAAGGGCCTCACTGCGCTCATGGCGACGGGCCGCGGCGAACGGGCGCAGGTCGGCAACCAGATGGCCAGTCAAGCGACGATGAGCGCGCACCAAGCAGAGGCTGACGCGGCTATTGCTGCACAGAACCGGGCCACGGAAGTGGGCTTGGGGGCGCAGTTCGCTGGGTACGGGATGCAGCAGGGGTTCAAGGCTTTCGGTCAGCCATCGGCGCCCACCGGCTTCGGGTCTGTGCCTGGGGGATACGGTCCTGCCGACGCGCGCGTGAATAACCCGTCGGCGTGGACAGGAGGCTGACATGGTCAACCCTATCGCAACCGGCCTCCCATCGGCAACGCAGAATTTGGTCAACGGAGAGCCTTCATCCGGGCTTAACTCGTGGGTCAAGCCGACAACAGTTGGGGGAAGCGGTAACGAGGGCCTTAAATGGGGCCTCGGTGCGATCATGCCCGTACGCTTCGGCGACAAGCCCGCGCCTACCGGCACGAACAATCTCTACGGCATCAACTCCGGGTCGAAGACCTACGCTGGCGACACCTACGCTGCCCTGACGCGCGACCAGTGGGCGAACTACGTCAGCACCTTCGTGCCGATCGAGAACCAGCTGATCAAGTACGCCACGGATCCCAGTGTCGTGACGAACGCGATGTCGCAGGCCAGCCAGAACGTGAGTGACGCCTACACCGCGCAGGCGGGCTCCACAGCTCGCCATTTGGGTGCCTTGGGGGTAACGCTCACCCCGGAGCAACAACAGGCTCAGACGCGATCCTACGGTCTGGGCAAGTCATTGGCCGACGTTGGCGCCCAGAACATCGCAGGCGACATCACCCGGCAGCGGCAACAAGCCATCATCGGGAACCCAGCGCCAGTCGGCGGCCAACCGATAGGAGGATGACATGCCTCAAAGAGACTTTGGTGTGGGTGCTTCCTTGGCCAGCTACGGCGCCGACGTGCAGCGGCAGGGTATGGCCGAACTCGGCAACGCGGCCGAGCAGGAGAACAGGCGCAACATCCAGAACGAGATGAACAAGCAGGCTGAGAAGCAGGGCAAGATTCAACTTGGTTCGACGCTTGGTGCAGCCGGCGGGATGGCTGTAGGCACAGCGCTGGCCGCTGGCGGCGGCGCCGCGGCAGGTGCAGCTTCTGGAGCCACGATGGGCTCTGTCTGGCCCGGGGTAGGAACGCTGATCGGCGGTGCTCTCGGCGCAATCGCAGGCGGCCTGTTCAGCAGGTAAGGATCACACATGGCCGGCATCTACAACGCAGCAGTCCAAGGTATCGAGTCCGGCTTCGGCATGGGCTTGAAGCTCGACGCCGAGGCGGAAGCGCGGCGTCGAACTGATCTGCTGGAGAAGCACCAGACCATTCAGGACAAGCTCGCGCAGCAGCAACAGGACTTCACTGAGAAGAACACGCGAAACACCAACGAGCGGGCCAACATCGAGTTCGGGACGAAGTACGCCACGGCAGAGTTGGATGACGCGGAGAAAGAGGCCGCCATGGCCGAGGCTGGCGGCGGCCAA